CTCGATTTACAGCAATCTCAACTGGGAATGAACTCAGATGTAGTTCTTACCAAAGTAGAAAAGAACCGCCGCGACCGCGCCCGTCGCGGCTAAACCGACCGCGCTTCTGCTCCCCTGTTCGTTAAGGAACTTGGGAACAGAGGTCACTAACTTATCCTGTACGGGCTTGGACACCGCCGCCGCCGCGCACGCCGCCACGAGGAGTGCCGTCATTTGGTCATCAGAAAGACCCATCGGGTTCTCCTTGGTCTTCGCAGGGGCTTCTTGTTGCTGCATCGGCTGGGCGAAACCGGTCGGCGCGCCCGCTTGCGGTGCAACCATCTGCGGCATGACACCTTGCATCCTGGGGTCCATGGCCGGCATGGCCATCATAGACGCGGGTTCGTTTTCCATGATTTCAGAGATTGGGGTTGAATCCATGGTTTCTTTATGTTCTTTCCGGATATTTTTTTCATCAGAAACAAACGCCGTCGAGGGCGATTCACTCGGCGGTGGCGACAGAGCCACCATACCATCTCCTGTGTCTGTTAAATTATATGTCGTGATTTGGTCGGACATTCTGAAATAGTCACTCATTTCTTTTTAGTGATAGTGAGCGCAGTCTTCTTGTTCATTTTCTTCGGGTCCCCCTGGCGGTCTTGCATGTGTTTGGGGTTGTACATCTTTTTGTGCACCGCCCAAAGTTCTGGGGCGCCGACTCTGAAGTTTTTCCTGACGTTTGCTTTGTACCAAAACACACAATCGGTGATTTTATTACTCTTCACGGTGTTATCGAGAACAAGACACTCGTAGTTTTCCGTGCACGCGTCCATGACTTTGTTGAACATGTCAAAGGACGGGAAGATGCCAAAGAAACTTTTATAGAGTTTCTCTCGGTTCTGTATGATGTTTTCCCTGAGGATGAACACGTAGTCCACGTTCGCTCGCAGAGCCGGTGGAAGGTCCATGCAATATTGCATCGTCAACATGAAGAAGATTTTCCAGTGCCTTCCATTCATGAAACATTGTCGAATGCACGTGTCTTTGAGAAACTTGTTGTCGTACATGCAATCGTCGAGAAGAATGAAACATCCACAATTCGTTTTGCCAGCGCTCACCAACTTTCGTTGACGTTCGATAGCCCTTTCGATGGCTTCTTTATCGTAGTCACCGTAGATGAACAAGTCGGGGACGTGTTTGCTGTAGTAGTGATTGCCTTCCTCGGTCCCAGAGAGCACGATGCCTGCTGGGAGATGTTTCTTGTAGTACAAAATGTCCGCCACGAGGGTGGACTTACCCGTACCTCTTTTACCGATGAAGACGCACACCTTGTCATCGCCCATCGTTTCGGGTTTGAACTTCCGTAATTGGAGATTCATATCTACTAGGATGCACATTTTTTGTTTCTCAAAATTTTACTCACTTATATCAGAGATGTCACTGAAACTCGCAGCAACGGGTGTGGCCGACACGTGGTGCACAGGACAACCCACGTTTTCACATTTCCTGATGAATTTCAAGAGACACACAAAGTTTGCGCAAGAACGCGTGGAGACACCGTTCGATGGGGACATTGATTTCGGGCAGGAAGTGTCCTGCAGGATTCCACACAACAAAGGCGACCTCATTCGTAACATGACGCTGAAGATTACGTTGAGCGACCCTCAGCCGGATGAGAGCACGGAAGTGAACGACGTGTACTGGCCCCCGTCGGTGTGCACACATCTCATCGAGTGGGCCGACCTCGTCATAGGTGGACAGACCATCCAAAGACTTTCAGGGGAATACATCTACATGCGCCAGCAGTTGTACAACAACGACGACGACGTGAACCAAACGGTGTACTTTCTCACGGGTCATGGTGATTTCCTTCGATACACCGGAAACAACACCTATTTCCTGGACCTTCCATTTTATAACTACAGAAATCCATCGCTCGCCATTCCCGTGTGTGCCCTCACGAAACAACTCGTGGAGGTACGCCTTAAGTTACGCCCACTCTCAGAGATGGTGTTCCTCGCGAGCCCCGCCAACGCCACGGCGTCGATTAAGAATCTGTCACTGGACACGGACTTCGTGTACATCACCGAGGACGAGATTCAGTTCCTTCGCACGCGTCCGGTGGAGTACGTCATCACGCAACTCCAAATGTCCAAGTTTGTCATGAAAGACGGCGAAGACAAAAAGGCAGTCATGCTCAATTTTAAACACCCAGTGAAAACCATGTACGTGGTGTCACAAAATGGATACCCCAAGAGTTTGAACATCCCCACCGACTTCAACACAATCAAACGTTTGGAACTTCGATTCAATGATAAAGTCGTCTTCAACCAAAACACAAAGTTTTTGACGTACGAACAACCACTCAAGGGGCACGTGAACATTCCAGTGGCGTCCAAGGCGACGGCCTATCTCAACCCGGACACGAACGCACTCGAACCTTACGTCATCACATCCACCTTTGCCATGTACTCGTGGTCTCTGTACCCAGAACGACATTACCCCACGGGGCAGGTGAACATGTCACGCATCATTCATAAACTGCTCGAAGTCGAACTCACGCCACTTTACAATGGTTACGACAACGATGTCAGGGTGTACGCAGAGAACTACAACGTCATCCGATTCGAGCACGGGTTATGTGGTCTAAGGTTTTAATCTACTCCTAGTAGTAGGAATGGCTGGAAGAATTCAATTGGCCACCACAGGGCCTCAGGACCAGTTTTTCACATCTGACCCAGAGTACACACACTTTAAAGAGAATTTCAGGAAACATTCAAATTTTAGTGTAGAGTTCGTAGACGTCGCGGCGGACCAGGTCGTGGACTTTGGAAAGACGCTTCGGTTTAGACTCCCGAACAATGCGGGGGACCTCGTGCGTACCATGAGTTTAAAGTTCACCCTCCCCGCACTGAATCAAACGAACGTGGGGTACATCGAGTCCGTGGGACACGCCCTCATCGAACGCGTGGACTTTCTCGTCGGTGGACAAATGGTACAGAGGGTGACATCGGATTGGTTGCAATTATACAGCGAACATTACTTTACGCAAACCAAACAAAATGCCCTGTATCACGTCGTCGGGAAATACCCCGTGCGCACGGCGGGCACGCGGTCGAACGATAGCAGCATCTTGGGCTATCTCGGCCCGTCCACTGCGGACGTGGAGTTTTACGTGGACGTGCCCTTCTATTTTTATCGCGAACCCACGCTGGCGTTCCCTCTGTGCACGGTGTGTAACCAGCAGGAGGTTGAGGTCGAGGTGCAACTTCGTAAACTCGAGGACCTCGTCGTGGATGTCTCCGATGGAAGTCTGCCCGTGCTCACCGAGACCCACGCCATCAAGGATTTCACGCTTCAGTGTGAGATGGTATTTTTGGATGCCGTGGAAAAGATTAAATTTCAAAAGACATCAAAAGACTATCTCATCGTTCAAAATCAACAAAATAATTTTTTCATCCCCAGAGGTGAACGCGTTACAAAATTTAAATTGAACTTTACAAATCCAGTGAAAGAGTTATACTTTGTCATACAATCAAAGGGGGCACTAGTCTTTGATTACGACAATTACAGACAAACCACGGAAGAAGGGAAACTCGTGTTGTACGAACACCTCGACTATCTCACGTTGACCCTGGACGGGGAAGAAGTCCTCACGAACAAGACGGGACGGGCGGTCTTCCTCAAGGCGGTGCAGGCTGGCATCCATCACGCCAAGACCCAGCTCATTCGCAGGTTTTACAGCTACAGCTTTGCCCTGGAACCAGAAAAGCACGCACCCACGGGACACGTGAACTTTAGTGTCATCAAAGACCAACTCCTCGAACTTCATCTGCACACGAACACTCTCCAGGACAGAGACGTGCGGGTCTACGCCCGTGCCTACAACGTCCTCCGCGTGCGCGAGGGAAAAGCCAGTGTTATTTTTAACGTCCAATATTAATGAAGACTGGTTTCGGAGAATCATCTGGAGAGTATGAGATGCGACAGGCGGAGGCCCTCGTGAACATCATCACCCCAGTTCTCGAGAAGAGCATGCTCCTGGCGTGCAAATACTGCAAGGCGTGTGGTCGAGACGTCGTATTGGCTCAAGATTTGGAATATTCCGCTAAATATTGTGCCATGAACACGGTGGGTCAGGATGTTGGCAGTATATTACCACCAGAGGACGACGACGACGGGAGTAGCATCGAAGAAGTGGAAGAGTCTGAGGGGGATTTCACGCGATATCAGGGCGATGACCCCCTCATGCGAGCTATCAACGACGCGTACGACCGATGGGATTCGTGGCAGCCGACAATTCCCGTAGAAATTATGTTTAAAAATGCTATAGATGGGGGACGAGCATGATTTGGAGGGTTGGGATTATAACGACTCTTTTAAAGCCATCTTAGAAGATGATTCTTCATCTTCAGATTCAGATTCTGAAGATGAAGAAACTGACATGGACGTCATCGGTGCACCCAGGGGAATCGCAGATGCGCCTACGTATAAAAAAATCGTCCTCACAGAGGAAGAACTCTTACCCGAATAATTTTTTTCTGCATGTAAAGTATAAAAAATACCAGGATGTCCGCTATGATGAATACGAACACCGCTGTTGCCCCGAATGTTAACGTTGCCCCCGCTGCTCCGGTTCAAGTCGCCGCCATCGCCCGTGTCGGTGACACCCTCGAGAACGTCGCGAAGCAATTGGAATCCCAATCGCTCACGGCCTTGACCCAAGGTTTCTTCTTCGCGGCGGCCCTCTCGTGGATGGATGTCGCCCGCTCGGTCATCGGTCAATTCATCAAGGGTAACAAGAACGGCCCGGTTCCGCTCACGCTCACCGCCTTGGCCACGACTTTGTTGAGCATCGTCGTGTTCATCATCATCTCCACCGTCAGCCCGAAGGTTTCGCGACCGGCGCAACCGACGTACGCGGTCGTGGGCGGCCGATAAACATCATCATGAGTAACCCTACTAGAATAATCAGTCCAATTGGGACGAAGTCTTGCCACCTATTCAGATTCTTCTTTTCACGAATGTGCACAGGTGGGGGCAAGGTCATCGCTTCGACGTCTTCCTCTTTGACTCTCGCCAAGTGTTCGAGGCGGTCGGTGGAACACGTGATTTTAAATTTCAAAGAATGTTCTTGATTTCTAAAATTGTAAGGAATCAATCGTCCGTGGGACATGTAAAAAAATTCAATCTTCAGGGCATCCATGACTTTTTGTGTTCCCGAATGGAATTCGTGCACGATGGGGTCGTCCGCGCCACTGAAATCGACGTAGTCATTTCCTCTGAGATGAATCTTCCCCGTGTAAAAGGGCGTGCCCGTGTACACATCTTTCGTGAAATCATCCGAACCCGTGGTGAGACGTATATAAAGTGCATTCGGTCCCGTGAGGTCGATGGCCCCAGAGGTGATGGCATTTGAATGCACGTCGCGCGACCCGAATCCAAACACCTGATGCGGTGTCGTGGTCGTGGCGTTACTTTCGTATCCATGGGTTCCCGTACCGAATTCGAGCGTAAAGGAGCTCGCACCATCGACGTTTGAAAACAACATCGTATCCGTGGTGCTCGTGTACACCACGCTATCGACGTTCGAGACTGGCGGTGAAAGCGCGCTCTGTAAATCCGTGGCCAACGTGGTCCCACTCGTGTAATTTTTAACATCAAGCGTCACGTCGGTGCCATCCACGCTGAAGGTTCTGTTGCTGACATCTATGGTACGCTGGGGCGTTGGAATTCTTCCTGAGACGAGTTCAATCTTTTCCACGTCGTACACGGGATTCTCCAGAGTCACGACGTAGTTGTTCGCGTACGCGTAGAGCACGGGGTCTCGTTGACTACTATCAACATCTAAGGTGTAGACCTTCATTAAAATTAATGCACATAATTTTAATGAGTGTTTTGTTTCACGAACATAGAGTCTAGCAGAAACTTTGAGCGAATGGGTTGTTTTGGAGCTGCTTCTTGGTGGTGTTCAAGCTCTCCGGCGTGGCGTACGGGTTCATTTGTCCCTTGTACGGGTTCAATTGGTGAAACTCCGCATCCTTGTATTGTTGCATGTACGCACCATTGGCTGGGTTCATGCGTCCATCCACGCGCGTGCGGTCCATGCGCACACTCGTCAACTTCCCACCCTGCTTCTGCGCGCTCTCTCTGACGTTCATGCGTCCAGGGTTGCCCACTCGGTTGGCCTGACCGCGTTTGTCTTCCGGTCTGAACCCATACTTCATGAGCGTGTCGTTGTCTCTGTTCTGCGACACCTCCAACGCCGCCGTGTTCAAGTACCCACCATGGAAACTATGAATGCTCGGTTGTGGGTTATCCATGTGATAGAACAAACTGTCGTTGAGGTCAGTCTTGTTTCTGGTCGGTTCCTGAGCGATAGTCATCGCGGAGGTCATTCGTTTCGCCGGGGCGTTCGAGAGACCATCCGTGCGCAGGCCCGTTTCGGCGCGATTGGTCGTGCGCTTGGTGCGTTCGTGCTCCTGTCTCGGAGTGATGGCGCTCATGCCTTGCGCGCGACCTCGACCCACGGGGTGGTTCTGGAAAAGGTCCGCGGTGCGTTCGGGGCGGTTCTTGGACACGTCACCCACGAGACCACGACGACCACCGGTGGTGTCCGTGCCGTGATTCGCTCGGCCTGGCAATTGCGTGAGCTTGTACTCACCCACGTTCGTTGGCATCACTCGATAGAGTTGTTGGAAACCACCAATCGCGGGGGTGTCCGCGCTCACGCCCAAACCTGGACCGACCATTTGCTTTTCAACAGGGGACAGGTTGTTCATGCGACCTTGGTCGTAGAATCGGTCCCGCATGTCGAGTATTTCACCTCCTGAGGTTCTTCGCTGAGGTGCGATTTCACCGAAACTTGGCATCTCAATCTTATTTTTATATTCCACGGAGCTCACGCCGTTGGAGAACTCAAAATCATCTTCCTGTTCATCGACTTGAATGATCGTGTTTGGGTCGATGACAGGTTTCTCGGGAACATAGGTCGGTGCTTCCGAACCTTTGCTCAACATCTTGCCTACGTACACCAACCCAGCCACGGCTGCGATTGAAATGGGGTCTGCCATTCTTATTATGCACTAATATTTTTTATTTGCTATACCTTTGTTGGAACAATTCGTTCTGCACGTCCGCGCGAGTGCTGGTCGGTTCGAAAGCCATGGTGCGCACAGGGAGCTTACACGCCATGTCGTTGAGTGGGTACAAGTTCTTCTCGTACGTGAGCACGAGAGGTTTATTGAATCGAGACGTACTCTGGGGTCGCAACTGGTCAGACGTGTCGATGTACTGGGCCGGCGACCCCTTGCCAGCCATGAGAGGTGCGGTGCCGTACAGCATCGTGTTCGGGCGTCCACCATCGGCATGGTTCAGCGTACTCGGCTGGGGGTACACGAACACGTCGTCAGTGGCACGACTCACCGGGAGGGCACCAGTGTTTTCCACAATTTGAAGACCAGGCTGGAGTTGATACGCCATGCTTTTTTATTACTAGTAGTGGAGAAAATCATCTTCGGTCCCCGTTCGGTTGCAATCCTCTGAAAGCGCTGAGTTGGGCACCGCGTGCGTTCGGGTCACACACGGACATGTCCCCCGATTTGCACATCGGACCCATCTTAGGTCCGTAGAGCCACTCGGCGTACGCCGTCTGGTCTCCTGGGATGGTGGTCACGGGCATGCTCACGAACTGGCGCGCCGATGCGTTGCGCTGGTATTCCGGGAGAGCGCTGCGAGAACGCCCGCCATCGTAGATGACTCTGTCGTCGCCGAAATACTTCACGTGGCCCTTCACCGAAGGGTAATAGCAGGCGCCCTCGCGTTCGGGGTCATCCGTGATGTCCGTCAGAAGCACGTTTGCGTAGGGGTTGTCACTCGTGGGCATTCGGCACACGTTGCCACCAATGATGGATTCGCTGTTCGCCAGTCTTCCCTGTGTGCCCTTAATCATGTTCGAACGGTACATCGCGTACAACACACCGAGCACGGTGCCCCCGAGCACGAAAATCCGTGGGTCGCGACGAATGACATAGATGATGCACGTGGCGTAGATGACGAATCGAGACGCGGCGTTGATGCGGTCAGCTGGGGTCTGGTCGTTGGTTGGCCAGAATTGTAAAACCTTATCCGAGTGGATGAGTTCTTTGAAATCTTCAAACCAGGGTTTCATTTAATATAACAAAAGGTTTATTTTTTGAGCATACCGCCTAACATTTTCATGAGAGCCTCCTGATTAAGAGCACCACCCTCAGCTTGCATCTTTTCCGCGCAATCCTTCGCTAAACTTTCGATGGCGACGAGGGTATCTTGGGGAATGCTGGTGATCGTCACACCAATCATGTAGAGCGTCTGGAGATACTGAAAGATGGCCCCGCGAGTCGCCGCGCTCGCGTTGCTCCAGTTTGCCTTCATGTTCAAGTCCTTGAGGAAACCAATGTCCTCGTCGAGAAGGGTCTCGTCGTGCTGAGAGATGCGGTCGGCGTATGGACCGACACCAGTCATGTACGCCTCGACGACTTTTCGCGGGTTACTCTTTCGGAGCAGGTCGAATGATGTCTCGAACTTTCTGATTCCCTTTTCGTCTGGGAACGCCTTTTCCATCTCACCGAGGAAGTTTGCCATCATTTCATTGAACGCCGAAACAGAAGCCATCGTGTATTTCTGTCTAATTATATGATAAATTCTTTAAGCGAATTAGAAGGGGTCCGTGGAAATGGTTTCACGCTGACCAACACCATTCGACACGATGAAATAAATCAAAATCGCGTTGAGCGCCGCGGGCTTCGTGTACTGCGCGAGCTGTAATTTCCCTTCATTGTTCATTTGCGCCTTCAGGTGGATGTAGCCCGCCGTGATGGCCGCGCCGATGAGCGCAGCACTGAACGGGTCCCTTAAGTAATCACTGAGCTCCATTGTGTATTACCTTATGCATAGGTTTTCTTTTTAACGTCGTCGCTCTGGGGCATCGCCGAAGAGCACGTCGTCGTCATCCTCATCCCCGGCGTCGGCTGGTGCCGGCACGTCTGGGATGGTTTTGAACTCGTTTTCCAAACCCATCGGAGGCTCGGCCATGGGCTCGGCCACGGGCTCTGCCGCCACGGGTTCGGCCGCCACGGGCTCGGCCGCCACGGGCTCGGCCACGGGCTCGGCCACGGGCTCAGCCATGGGCTCCTCGTCATAGACTTCAGGGTCCTCGGTGTCGAGGTCGTGTTCACCACCCAAGTCGATGTCCTTGCTGTTGTCTTGAGAACTCATGTACGTCTGGAGAATTTGTTGCACGGGAATGAGCTCCTTGACCGTGTTCTCGATGCACGTCGTCATGCGTTGCGTGAGCACGTCATCTCTGGTGTATTCACTCTGTTCATCGTGGTACACGTAAGGGTCCTTGTAGATGTCCTTCGCGACGTTGTTGTAGCACGTCTGAATGAACACCTCGTTGGAGGGGAGCTTGAGACTCATTTTTTGTCCGTTGCTCGTGAGACGCACCGAACTGAGAATTTTCGTGCACGCCACGAAGACGGCGGCGAGGAGGTCGCTGTACCACGCACACCGGTTCGCGATGTTATCCGCGTGTTGCTTGGACATCGCGTTCGACCAGTTCGGCACTTCCTTGAGAAGTTTTTGGTACTGAATGAGCACCTTCTTCCCCTTGCACATCGTCACAGCCTCTTTGTACATGTTTTCAAAAGTTTCAATCATCGCGGGAATCATGATGAGACACAACTGTCCCAAGTATTCCTTCTTCGCTTCGACAAGTACGTTCAAGTTGCTGTCCATACTAACCTATACTGAAATAATTTTAAGCCTTCTTGTACGCACTCGCAGCTTTTTTCAAATTCATGAGCGTTGGGAACTCCACTGGGAGTTCAACCTCCTTGGCTGGTGGTGGCTTCCTGGGTTTATTTTTTGCTTTTGGCACCCACGACACGAAGATGTCAACGTCGCTCACGTGTTGCACGTCGAATCCACCATTCGTGAACTGCCTGGTCAAGTAACGCGCCGCGGCTTCGCGGTCGAATTTAGGGTATCCCACGACATAGGATGGTATGCGAAGAAATAGATACTTGTCTCTTCCCAACTCCACTTGTTGTCTTATTTTACGTTCAAATTGTTGGTATATTCGCATGTATATTTCTTTACGAATCTCTTGACGTTTTACATCAAGTTTTCTAATTTCATTGATGTCGATGGTCATCTAAAGTCTATAGAAGTTTTTCTTTCGCGGCGTCTAACTCAGTCTTCGTGGGCGTGGACTTCGTTTTGACGATGTCGTAGTCCAAGAACTCCTTCGCGACGTCCTGAACGTACGGGTTCACGTCCTCAGGACCCTCCACATCGAGGGGCTGCGTGCGCAGAGACAACACGCGCACGTCGTCACCCTTCACGGACAGCGTCGACACGACGGAGAATCCAAAGGCGAAGCCCTTCGCACGGACGCACATGAACATGCACTTGTACACGTCCGGCTTGCCCTCTTGGACGAACTTCTTCACCGCCGTGGTCTCGATGATGTACGAACAATCATCCGTGCGCTTGGTGATTTCTTTATTCGTCGTGAGCACTAACTTTTCCATCAAGTCGTGATTCACGACGGCTTCGGCTTCGGCGTACGAAGACGTGTCGAACTTCGGGTCCTTGAGGACCACCTGGTTCACGGGCTTGGTGTATCCGTTGAACCCAAAGAGTTCGGTGTACTTTTCAGTCGGCTGCTGGGTGGTCAAGGCGATGACCACGATGACGAGGAGGATGAGATAAAGAACCTTCATGTCGCGTTAATTTTTATGGAGAAAATAATCTCTGTATTATAAAATGTCGTTGTTGATATTTAGCCCAAAGTGCCAGCACAGTCGGGAACTCATCGATTTTATCCAGGCTCGACCCCAGCTGAAACAACTCATACACTATCACAACATCAATCAGCGAGGGATTCCTCCTGAATATAAACATCGAATCAGCCGAGTGCCGACGATGTTGACCAAGAATGGCAAAGTCCTCGTGGGTTCGGAAATCAAGGCGTGGCTCATGTCCCTCCTTCCCAACGAAGAGGTGTTCTTCGACGACATCGGTGGGTTTTCGTGCTCGATGACGTCACTGGAGAACGACGACGAGGTCAGGAACGGTGGGGGCATCTTTGACATGGAGAATTATGGGTCCACACTACAGCCGCCAATGACTCCCGATTTGCAAGCTAAAATTAGTCGCAGTGTTAATGAAGCCTACAATCAAATAAAGAATTAGGACTTTTGTTCATCATGAAGCTGGTGACTATCCAATCCACCGCTGTGAAATCGGTCTTCGAGGTTCTTAAAGAAATCCTCAACGATGTCAACGTCTATTTCACACCACAAGGAGTCTCCATCGTCACCCTCGACACCGCGCGCACGAGCTTGGTCGACCTGAATCTTTCAGCCGACAATTTCGAAGAGTACGAGTGTTCGGAACCAGTCATCGCGGGCATCAACATCGCCAACACGTTTAAACTCCTGAAGAGCATCACGAATAACGATGTCCTGACAATCTCCATCACGTCCAAGGAATTCATGGACATTGAGATTCTCAGTGAAAGCAAGAAACAAAAATCAAACTTTCAACTGAAACTTCTGGACATCGACGAGAGTCAGATTGAAGTTCCCGAACT